TTTCCAACTCATATGTTGGAGTACTAATTTTTGGTAAGGGCATAATATCCTAAACAATTCAGTTATTTTTATTTATTACTGCACTGGAGCAGTTTGTGATCCAGGTGATGGTGGTCCAAAGAAACCAGGCACTTCATTTCCTGGAGCAGATACGTTCCCAAAACCATCTGTATTTTGAACAGTACTTCTGTAGGTTCTATATCTATCATAATTCATGGTAACGGTCACCTTTAAAATTTCAGCATCACCATATCTAAGTGGTATTGCATTTACAGATTTTGGAAATGAATTGATTAATTGATATTTTATACTATTAGATCCATTTACACCTTGATTCTTCTCAAATTTCGTAATATAAACTCCACCGGAGTTTTTATAATGTTTTGGATACTGAAACCTTCTATAATACCCACGTAAAGGAGTTTTACCTGTTATGTCATCGTAAATGCTTGGTTCATTAAGATCATTACTATTTCCACCAGAGATAAAGTTCATCCATGCCTCAAAAAACATTAAAACTTTATAATCATTATCAATATAAAAAGAAAAATCAATATCAGTGTTTATTCTAGTATGAGCAAATTCTTCTGTGACTCCCATGTAATTATCCTTTACTTCGGAAGTTGCATAGGTTGAGGTTGGAAGTGTCGCATCAGAACATGATAAACTCATCAACTTTTGCATTTGGGTATTCCAGTCAATACCATATATTTTTTTCAAATCACTATTATTAAGGTGTTGTATGAAAGGAACCTGTCCAGTATTATCGTAACCCCACCCATTATTAATAGTAACTTGAAATTGATTTGCTCTAGCAAACCCACCATTCCCAAAAACCGAATAAAGTTCTTTAGATTGGACGTGGTGAATAGGTGCGTCAGCCATATCTAAATATTAATATTACATATATTGTTATTAGTATTTAGATGTCATATAAGGGAAAATATAAACCAACCTCCCCCCAAAAATATAAGGGAGATCCAACTAATGTAATTTATAGATCTCTTTGGGAAAGAAAATTTATGGTGTATTGTGATAGGAACGATAATATTTTGGAATGGGGATCTGAGGAAATTGCTCTTCCATATCGTTCGCCATTAGATAATCGAGTACATCGATACTTTCCAGATTTTTATATAAAGGTAAAAGAAGAAAATAAAATTAAAAGTTATTTAATTGAAATTAAACCAAAAAAACAAACTGTAGAACCAAAAGTAAAAAAAAGAAAAACAAAAGCATATCTGTATGAAGTAACAGAGTATGCAAAGAATCAGGCAAAGTGGAAAGCAGCAAGAGAGTTTTGTGAAGATCGTCGATGGGAATTTAAAATACTTACGGAAGACGAACTAAACATTAGGGCATGAGTTATCCAACAGACGACAATTCAAATCGCATTCGTTCAGTAATGAATAATATTATTGGAACAGAAGATCCGGACGATTTAATGATTGAACTCATGGGAGTTTTAGATGAAGGTGGTAAGATACCTGAATCTGGAAAATATTATGTTTTTGTATATCAACCCAAAACTCCCAATATCAGATATGATCAAAATCCTCTAGTAGCAGTTACCGATATCTTCTCATGGGGATTTAGGGGAATTAACTATCATTGGGGAAAAGTTCGTCAATATACCTGGAATGAGATTGTTGGTCAGATCTATGAAATAAATTCTGAAGAACTTGCGGATGCACGAGAGATACCTTTTGCTAAATACCTTCTAAATAGTTAATAATAAGATAACTGGTCATATTAAATGGCATCTCCCTCTGGAATATTAAGATATCCTTATGAAGCAATCACGGATACTACTGATTATCTACAAATTACCATAAAGAAGAATAAAAGACTAGGTGATGGTGATAAAGAAAAGTATATCCAAAATGCCGCATATGCATATAGTAGTAATCCAGCAAGTGTATCTGGCATTTCTGCATCTTTTTTAAAACCTCAGGTATTAGCAGAGAATGGAGTTATCTTACTCCCAATGCCGTCCAATATACAAGATAGTAACTCTGTATCATATGATAATGATAGTATGAATGCTATCTCCGGATTTGCTGCTGGGGAAGTTTTAAAACTTATCGAAAAACCATCTGGATTCGGTGATACCCTGGGTTCTGTAATGGGTGATTCATCCAGCGATGAGGGAAGAAAAACAGGAATTTTTGCAAATGAGAAACTTAAAAACCTAGCACTAAAAAGTATTGCCGCTCAAGCAGTAAATGTATTTGGTGCTAATGTTTCTTTAAACCAATTATTGGCAAGAGGTTCCGGAACAATTCTTAATCCAAACATGGAACTATTATTTAATAATGTAACTTTAAGGACTTTCGACTTCTCGTTTAAAATGACCCCAAGAGATGAAAATGAATCAACTCAAGTTAAATCGATTATAAGATCGTTGAAGATGAATATGGCTCCAAGTATGGGTGAAACTGAATCGGAAAACCTGGGTAGATTATTTTTGCATACACCTAATATCTTTGAATTGCATTATAAAAAGGGAAATAAACTACACCCTTTCTTAAATAGATTTAAACAGTGTGCTTTGAGTGATATGAAGGTCAATTATACTGGCGAAAATGTATATGCAACTTATAATGATGGAACACCAATTTCTTTAGTACTAAATTTAACGTTTAAAGAACTCGTACCAATTTATAAAGAAGATTATAATGATGATGCCTTTACCGAAGGACAAGACAGCACTTATGAAGGAGATGCTAAACCAAATCTAACCTATGGTATTACTAATGGAGTTCAAGCAAATGTCGAAGGAGTAGGATTCTAAAATGGGATACTTCAGAGAATTACCAAATATTGAATATCTTTCACCTCTTTCAGATCGAAATTCAGCATCTGAATATATTGAGGCAAAAAATTTATTCAAAAGATTCAAATTAAGAGATGACCTTTTATATTCAGTAAATAATTTTCAAAGATATGAAATAAATGGTGAGGATCGTCCAGATCAAGTTGCCGATAAAATTTATGGATCACCTCAATTAGATTGGGTTGTTCTTATTTCGGCAAATATTATTAATGTCAGGGATCAATGGCCACTTTCACACAAAGATGTTTACGAGTATGCATCTGATGTTTATGGCAATTCACTAAATGAAATACGTTTTCATGAAACTATAGAGATTAAAGACTCAAGAGGGAGAATGGTATTACCTGCCGGGAAAATAGTTGATTATAATTTTAAATCACCAATACCAAATGACACCTCACTTGAAGTAAATACTTCATATGTTAAATTTTATGATAGTGGTTTAGAGTCTCAAATGACAAAGTATAATATTACTGTACCAGTTACAAATATGGAGTATGAAATAAGGAGAAATGACGCCAAAAGATCTATTGAAGTTCTTAAGTCATCATTCTTACAAACTTTATTAAGTGATGTAAGAAACTCTGCAATCTATACTTCATCATCACAAAAAATAAATAGAAAACTTAAGAGAGCACACAATTTAAGATTGCAATCTCCATAAAAAAACCGCAGATTAATCTGCGGTTTCTGATTTAGTTACTCAACATATCACACAATCAATCTTCACTCTTCAGCAAGACGTGCAAAATAACTGAGTGTATCATCATCTTCATCGAGAGAAGATGAAGAACTAGAACTCACAATATCTTCAGCATTGAAATCACCAGGTGTAGAAGTTACCTGAGGAGCAGGACCACGGTTAGAAGAGCGGAAATCTTCCTCTGCCTCAACAGTTTCCTGATCCTGGAAGCGAGGAGTACCTTTGTTACCAAGAACATAATCAAGACGCTTCTTCAGTTCATCATAGGTCTTGAACTGATCGGGAGCAACAAACTCTTCCAGAGAATACTGCTTCTTCCAGATTGCTTCCATGGCATCATCATCATCCAACAATGCACTCTGTGCAGCAAATTCGGATGAATCATAGTTGCGGTAACCAGCAACGTTCTTTGCCTTCAGTTTGAAGTTAGCACCCTGCCAGAAGTCAAATGGATCAATTGCTTCCTCGTCCTCAAACTCAGGTTGCATTGCTGCAGTGAGTTTGTCAAAGATCTTCTTACCAAACTTGTAGAGCATTACTTTGCCCTCATTCTCAGGATTAGTAGGATCCTTTACAACATAGATGTTAGCAATGTAAGTCAATTTGCGCTTTTGCTTACGTGCTTGCTCTTTACCAGCATCGGTGCCATTATTCCACAGCAGAGAGTTGTATTCGGAAACAGGATCTTTCTGTCCAAGAGTGGTCAAAGAGTTCTCAATGAACCATCCACCAGTGTTTTGGAAGGCGTGTGAGTAGAGTTTCACAAAAGGTAGATCTTCACCATCTGGGGCAGGCAGGAAACGAACAACGGCATAACCATTGCCACTCTTATCAACTTCTAGTTTCCAAAGGCGGTCATCTCCTGAACCGCCAGTATTATTCATCTTTTCGACTTCTTTGACCAGTTTAGCAGTCAAAGAACCAAGTTTGGATTGCTTTTTGAGATTAGCAAAAGACATTTGGATTTCCTCGGATAATTGGATTTGTTGGATTTACTTGGATAGTATAGCAAATATTCCCTCAACTGTCAATGTATTCTTTGAGGGAGTTGATGGTCTTAGACATAGAATCGAATAAGACCTGGATATCGGTTTCAGGGGGGAACCCCATTATTTTGACCGATTTCCGTAAGTTCTCTTTCATCTCAACCGCTTGTGGGTCGTCCGAAAGAGCAAGTCTAGTGTACATCACCCGTTGCTTTTCTAGCAACGTTTGTAATATTTCAATTTGTTCCAGTTTTTCTTCGGTACTCATTGCACCAAAAGAAATTATACTTCCGTAAATTTTCTCTTGAAGAGAATTAATTTCTTGCAATTCTTCCCGAATAATTTCGGATTTGAAAAACTCACTCATCTAAAATTTCCCTTAGAATTTTTTTGTAACGGAACATATCAATATTTATGAATGGACTATATTTGTTAATTTTTAAACTTACTGTTTTCCATACAGGATCATCTAACTTATTATCAAAATTTCTTGAAAAACGGAAAATTTTGTTGTAGA